GAGGCACCGTTGTACTTGACACGCGGGAATGAGAAGGTATAAAGGTTGCTACCGGAAGGGTCATCTACAGTGACCTCAACAGCACTCTCAGTCTCATTCAGGAACTTGTTGATGAGTGTTTCATCTTCATAGTAGACTGTCATTGTACCTTCAACAACTGCACGACCAAACTCAAGCTGTTGAGCACTGTCACTGCCAATAACGAAAGTGGGTGCAAACGAGTTGGTCATGGAGAAGTCAATGGAGGTCACAATGGAAATACCAGAGCCACCATCAGAGATTGTACCACTGTAGCTATCAAACGGAGCATTTGTAGAAGATGCTGTAGGGGTACCACCAGTAGAGGCTGTAGTCTGTGCCTGCACCATAGTCTTACCAACCATATCAAAGGTGGCAGTTACCATCTGGTTAGGTGCGATAGAGACATTCATGCTCGAAACAGTCATACCTGTAAAGAGGCGGAACTGTGAGATGTCATTGGCAGCATCTTCAATGGAGAAGTACTTGGGGGTAGTGCCAACCTTCAATTCGTCATCCGCAGAAACTGGGGTATCATCCCAAGTAGAAAGCATAGCCGATTCAAAGAAAGCATCAAAGTCACCTTTACGGAGGTCAACTTCAATAGAACCACTAGCTGATTTATTGCCGTGGCGATCAACACGCGGCATACGGTCAGCTTGGATTTCATTACCCTCAACACGATCCTTGGTCAGGTCCAAAGAGTGCGTATTCATAGGAAGGTAAGCAAATGTGGGGGAGGATGGTGTAGTACCAAAAGTGCTCTCAGCGATATAGGCTAGGCTAGAGCGGGAACCTTGGGCGAATGCCATAATTATTCTCCTTCAGAGATTTCAGTAGGTTTGTTCTTAGCCTTAGGTTTCTCTGTCAAAGAGGGGTCAACTACCGTGGCTACTTGGGGGGAGACTTCATCACCGACGAAGTACGTTTTACCTGAATAGGCAAAGTTCTTAATTGCTTTATACATTCCTGTATCCTTAAACTGCATATGTGTACCAACCAATATCAACCACCACTTGGTACCAACTATCTAGTGGCCTTCCTTCATTCCTCTCTGCATAGTCAATACTAACAATGGTTGTTTCAGAGGATGGATTGGTGAAGCTAATATCTGTAGTGGCGTCAAAAGCCTCAATAACTAGGCTTCTAGTGCTGACCTTATGTCATCATAAATACTTGGCATCACCTATACTCACTTCTAATTTTAGCGAACACCCCATAACCCTGCCTACCCCAATTCTCACCATACTCAACATCTTCAGCGTGAGGTGATCTGTTACGTAAGGTTATCTTTGTACGTTCATCTTCAAGCATCTGCTTAATATTAAGGTTGTCAATATCTGCATATAACTGACCAAGTGCTTCTTGTTTCTTTTGAGTAGGGTCTTGACCTGTAGGCTTGTTATTTGAGGTGCGTCTACGTCCACCACCTTGACCAGCCCTTACAATAGAAAAGGAAGTTACATAAGCGCCAGTGTCCACGGGGGATACAGAAGTGGCTAGTTGTGCAATGTCTTCCAACCTTTGTTGAACCCCCTCAGCAGAGGCTTGGTAGATACGGTCTTTTACAGCCTGTAAGGTTGTCTGAGTGAAAGGGTCTTTTCTGGTAACCATATCACTCTCTCACTTGACAGATATAACAGACCAAGGTAGAAGCATTGTAAATCTTCTGTACAGACTTGATAACTACAGTATCCCCCACAGTAAGAATTTGGTCTTCATTGTCAGGCTCACTAATCAAGTTACCTGAAGTATCTCTTGCAGGTATAGATACCTTGCGGTCACCCATGAGGATACTATCGTTGTTAATCTCTGTGAGGTTGTAGTCAGCAAAGTAAGCCTTAATAGATACATCTGTATTGGTTACACCACCAAGAGAACCTGTAGTCGGGTCATAGGTTCCTGAGGATTTATACCTGAGAGTAGCTGACTGCCCCCTACGGTTAATAAGAAACTGGATGTTACCTGAGAGCATTAGTACTCTCCCGTATAGTCACTATCCTCATAGCGGAATTGGTCACGCCTAATACGAGAACCCTTACGGTCAGTATCACTCTCCACAGCCTTCATACGCGCCCGTGAGAGGCCACCTGCTGCAAACCCTAGTCCACCACTAGTAGTCTTACCTTGGTACTCTAGGGTGTCACTGAGGCCCTTGTAGTGCATCTGTAGCTGTGAGTAGCTCTCTGCAAGTTGACCATCAAGGTCAGTGTCTACAAGACGTGCATACTTAGCTGCAATACTACGAGCAACCCATGAGGCTGTTAGGTAGACATTATCCCCATTCTGAGAGAGGGCAAAGGTAATTTCTTCATCTTGGATTTGTTGGTCCGTAGTGTCAGTATCACCTACAAGGAGCCTTACAGCGTTAAGACGCCCAGAGGCTGTATCAGTACTAAGGTTAGTTTCGTCATAACTGAAAGCCATAGTGGGCGTCCTTTAGGTTATTCTGCTGTAGTGTCTTTAGGTTCTTCTTCAACTACAAGAGACTTACTGTTAGCCTTCTCAAGAAGGTCATCTCGAATATCAGTGTAAATATCCAAAGCCCAGTTATTTCGGTTAAGCCATGAGCGGATAAGGCCACGCTGCTTATCTAGGATTTTGGATTGTTTGATACGCTTAGTTTGGAACTCTTTGTCAGTGGTGCAACGCTTCTTGAGTTCTGCATTAACCTGACGAATAAGACTTGCGATTTCTTCTTTGTCTAGTTCACCTAAACGGTCACCTACTTTTTGTTGTACTTCACGAGCACTGTCGTGGTGAATCTTACCAGAAAGGTATAGGTTATGAATATCCCTACGAACCTTCTTAAAGTCTTCCTCACGGTATGCCTGAACATCCCAATTAAAGTGGTCACCTTGTTTCCATTGTCTACCAAAAGCAAAAAACGGAAGTTTTATAAAGACAGGGCGATCTACCTGCCAACCAAACTCGTTATCAAACAAGTATTGCTGATATGCTTCATTCTTCATTGTGTAGTTTCCCTTTAGGGTGTATTACTATTGGTTATTATATTTTGGGTAGCAAGCCCCTAGATGCTAGGAACTAAGGACTTGCCGATGTTAGTTGCCGATGTTACGCAAGAACGCTGTTAATAAAGCCGCCCAAATCCGGTCCAACAACCTTCTGGTCATAGGACATCTTGACGTGCAGTTCTTCAGCAATACCCTCAACACGGAGGAAGTCACCTGTGAAGCTCTCAACAGTCAGACCAAGGTTCGAGACACCCGGCAGAGAGTTCCAAGCAAAGGTGAGACCAGCAGCAGGGGCACGGAGGCCAGCACTTGCAGGTGTGTAGCAGAGGAGAACATTGTTACCACCGATGAAGGCATTGCTTTCAGTAGCACCCTCAGCAGCAGTGTTCTCGATTGCTTCCATCACGAAGAAGCGTTCCACCTCAAAGATTTCTGCCAGCTTTGCATCAGTGATGAGTGCAGTGTTAGTGACAGTAGCACCACCATTCAGGCGGGCAAGGATATCAGGGTGGTCAACCAGAACGTCACGGACTGCCTTAGTAACAACCATTGTGTTCGGCTTGAAACCACCGGACTTGAGTTGGACGGTACGTGCCAGACGGCGTGTGTCTACAATAGGGGTAGAGTTGGAGTAGTCATCCCAGTTGGTGACCTCAATAGCTGTGTCGTTATCAGCGTTAGCTACACCATCCCAGTTGGTACCCCATACGTTATCAACGAAGAAGTTAGCAACAAAGTCCTTCTCACGGTCGATGAGCATGTTGTGTGTGAGCATCTGAGCACCCATAGCGCGGGTCTCCAGTGCAGCATCTTCGTTTGCAAGTGTCTGCTCATCGAAGTCAGTCGCCAAACCAAAGACATCCGCAAAGTAGGAGTCATTGGAGAGGGACATACCGATACGCTCAGGGCGGGTACGCGGTGCGAGTTGTTTACGCTGACCAGAGCGGTTGAAGTTCTCACGGTCATAGATGTAGTATTTGTCAGACTGCTTGTCCACATCCACAATCGGGAAGACCTTATCAGCGAT